AAGCACATCGGCGGTGCAGGTAGTCGCTCCCGGTACCAATGGTAACGTTCTAACCAGCAATGGTACGGCGTGGACGAGCGCAGCGATGGCTGCTGGCATCACGTTCACCAACGTCAAGACTTCCAACTACACGGCGGCGGTAAACGATGGGGTGCAGACCGACACCACCGCTGGTTCGTTCACGGTAACTCTTCCGGCTACGCCTGCAACTGGCGCGCAAGTGATTATCACGGACGCCGGTAACGCATGGGGCACAAACAACCTTACGGTGGGCCGCAACGGCTCAACTATCGAGGGCGTTGCAAGCGACCTTATCTGCAACATCAGCAGCGTAGCGGTGCAGCTTGTCTATAGCGGCACGACGTGGACGGTGTTCGCGCAGGCCGGCGGCGCTGGCGGCGTCATCGACATTAACATACAAACCACTGGTACACTGACCGTCTCTCGTGGCGGCACCGGCGCAACAACGCTGACTGGGGTCGTTAAAGGCACTGGCACATCTGCGCTCACCGCTGGGACTGTTGCGCTCGGCTCTGAAGTCTCTGGTACTCTCCCTGTTGGCAACGGCGGCACCGGCGCTGCAACGCTGACCGCTAACAACGTCCTCCTCGGTAATGGTGCGTCGGCGCTTCAAGTAGTCGCCCCCGGCACCTCTGGCAACGTCCTGACCAGCGATGGCACGACATGGGCGAGTACGGCTGCACCGTCGAGCGCGGTGCAGTACCCGCAAAACAGCCAGTCAGCCAACTACACGCTGGTACTGGGCGACGCCGGTAAGCAGATATTTCACCCGGTAAGTGATGCAACCACTCGTACTTTTACGATACCTTCTAACGCCAGCGTAGCTTTTCCAATCGGCACTGTTGTTCTGTTTACTGTGGAAAACAGTGGGCGGTATGTTACTGTAGCAATTACGAGTGACACATTAGTCTTTGGTAGCGGAACCACAGGATCGTTGATAGTTGCAGCAAACAACACGCTAATGTGCATTAAAGTTACAGCGACAAAGTGGATGGCTAACTATTTGTATCAAACGGGGTCGCCCGCCACGCTCGCGCAAACTCTTGCAGTAGCGCACGACACATCCCCCTTTATCTCGGCCTACCCTTGGAGTGCCAGCGGATTTGGAGTTAAACTTGCCAATCCTGCTACACTACCTACGGGCTTTGGCTACGGCGTAGCCTTCAGCCCATCAGGCGACGCTATTGCCGTCGGACACGATGTAACTCCCAGAATTAGCGCATACCCGTGGAGCGGTAGCGGCTTCGGGACTAAGTTTGCTAACCCGGTTACAGTGCCGACTGAAGTTTCTTTTGCGGTCGCGTTCAGCCCCGCAGGCGACGCTATTGCTGCCGGACACTTTAACTCGCCCTACGTCTCTGCATACCCGTGGAGCGGCTCCGGCTTTGGTACTAAGTTTGCCAATCCGGCTACGCTGCCAACTGGCACTGGTCGTGCTGTAGCCTTTAGCCCATCAGGCAACGCTATTGCCGTGGGACACGATGGAAGTCCCAGAATTAGCGCATACCCGTGGAGCGGCAGTGGCTTTGGCACAAAGTTTGCTAACCCCGCTTCGTTGCCTCCGGACACCTGTTATGGCGTAGCCTTTAATCCAGCGGGCGACACTATCGCCGTGGCACACGGCACCTCGCCCTACGTCTCTGCCTACCCGTGGTCCGGCTCTGGCTTTGGTACTAAGTTTGCTAACCCCGCTACACTACCGACTGGCATTGGCTATGGCGTAGCGTTCAGCCCCGCAGGCGATGCTATTGCTGTGGCGCACTTCACAACACCCTTTATTACTGCCTATCCATGGAGCGGCAGCGGCTTTGGTACTAAGTTTGCTAACCCCGCTACACTACCGACTGGCTATGGCAACAACGTAGCCTTCAGCCCAGTGGGCGACGCCATTGCCGTGGCACACGGCAACTCGCCCTACGTCTCTGCATACCCGTGGAACGGCTCCGGCTTTGGTACTAAGTTTGCCAATCCGGCTACGCTGCCAACTGGCACTGGCAACGACATAGCACTCACAATCAATCCATAATGGGGAACTTATGATTTATACACAACTCCCGACCGAGTATAAATACGACACTCTTGCGGATGCTATCTATGCCCGCGAGGTGGAGTATTTCCATTACGATTTTGACCACACCAACTTTGAGCATCTCCTCGCTAACGCAACCGACAACGAGTTTGCGGCCAACGTCGCGGAGCGCCTAGACGGCACTCGCAAGCAAATGGCGAACGTCGAGGCTGTGATGGCCGCGCTACACGCCCAGATCGACGATCAAGTGGAATACGCGGCGGCGGTGGTTCGCGTCACTGCCAAGCGCAAAGCAAAGGAAGCCGAGGGATGAACCTCTATTACGTCCAAGCCCAAGGCGACACCTTCATCCGGCACATTCATGATGTCGAGCCGACGCACTGGGACGACGATAATTTCTGCCGTGTGGTCAAGCTAACGCCTGAACAGGCCGTGCAGTTTGGCGTTTATCAGCTTAAACTCATCACACCGCCATATTTTGATCCTGCCACCCAACAGCGCGAGCATGGCCCCGCGTTGCTAATCGATGGCGTGTGGACGCAGAACTATATCGTCAGCGATTTGCCTACCGACGAAGCCACAGCCAAGGCCGACGCACAGTGGGCTGCCGTGCGCGCCGAGCGAGACGCTAAGCTCGCATCTTGCGACTGGACACAGGTTTCCGACGCCCCGGTAGACGCAGCCGCATGGGCTGTTTATCGCCAAACCCTGCGTGACCTACCACAGGCGCAGACAGACCCGTTCAACATCATGTGGCCGACAACCCCTTCTGTGTGATAAGGTAGACGCATGACAACGTTATCATCGATCCTCCCTCCGGTCAGCCTCACCTCGGCCAGCGGTACGCTTCCGGTGGGTAACGGTGGCACAGGCGCGACCACGCTGACGGCTAACAACGTCCTACTTGGTAACGGCACATCGGCGGTGCAAACCGTCGCCCCCGGCACCTCTGGCAACGTCCTGACCAGCAACGGTACGACGTGGACGAGCACCACACCACTCAGCGGGCCGACGCTGACGGCTGTGGCTTCGGGGTCGTTGAGCAATGGCACTAAAGTTGTCTTGAACAGCGACGGCACTGTGAGCGCAGTTTCCAAAACGATTACGGCGCTAAACCCGCCGACTGTGAGTGCGCTCACAAACGGCGTAGGTTTTTCTACCCCAACTGCTTTTGCGGCGGCTTATGACAAAACAAGGAAATTGGTTTTTGTCGCTGTAAACGTGTCGGCAACGCTTACGGTATATGTCGGTGAAGTTGTAGGCGATACAATTACATTTGAGAGTAGCGGATCAGGCGGATTTGGCGCAACCGCTTCTATTAATCCGGGACTTATATACGACGACGGAACACAGCAAGTTGTTATGACGTATACTGGGGCGACTGGCAATACCTTTGGCTACGCGTATGTTGGCACTGTGGCTTTTGATGCAAACGTAACACGGTGGAAAATTGGCTTTGGCGCTCAAATAGCGTTTAACTCCAGCTTGAGTAATGGCTATAATGCGCTTGCTGTTAATCCAGACAATTCAACTGTTTTGATTGGTTATCAGCAAAGCAACCCGGTTTTGGTAAGAGCCGCAACGCTCGGCATAAGAACAATGACTTTGGGCACGGCTGTAACTGTTATTTCAAGCGGGCAGTCAACCGGAGTTTGCTACATCGGCAATAATAACTTTGCTGTTGCGTATCGTTCTTTTGTAGCGCCAACCGGATTAAATGCAGCAGTCGTTAGTGTTTCTGGCACAACCGCTACTCTTAACACTGCCATCAACCTTAGCGGATCAACCGCCATTCCCTCTATCTTTTGCGCCTGCGATATTTCTGCACAACGGCTTGTCACCACTTATGTAAACTCCAGCACTAGCGCCTGTCTAGTTACTGTCACTAGCATTAGCGGTACCACTTTGACAGCGGGCAGCACAGCAAGCATAAGCGCTGTGAACACAAGCAATCCTGTTGGCGTTTCGTTCAATCCTGACACTGGGCGTTTTGTTTTTGCCTATCTTAATACAGCAGTAAGCATACTTTATGCGGTTTCCGGTTTGATTACCGGAACAAGCATTGCACTTGGTACGGCGGTCGTTGTCAACAGCGCGGCAAGTTCATCGCTGCCTGTTTCTATTTTTAGAAGTGATGCCGGTGACAATATCGTTGGCTCGGTCCCCAACGCCGCACCTCGTTTGGCTTTTGTCGCATCAGCAACAATAACGACAAACCTGACCACAAACAATTTCGTCGGGACCAGCAGCGCAGCATATACAAACGGGCAAACTGCCACAATACAAGTTGTCGGTTCGGTTAATGCCGCGCAGGCAGGCTTGACGCCCGGGCTTCGGTATTTTGTCGGTGAAGACGGCAACTTAAAACTGGTTCCGGGCGACTGGGAGCCGGTGGTTTATGCTGGTGTTGCCACAACCGCAACAAGCCTGCTGATTAAGGGTTGACCTATGAAAACCATCGTCCGAAATGACAACAGCGTGTCGCTCTATTTGTTCCCCGCCGAAACGCCGATTAGCGCCTTTGAAGATCGGGTTGACGTAGGCACGCCAATTTTTCTTATCGTTGCAGATTGCAACAACGATACCGTGACAATTTACGATGGCGTGACGCCACCAGACGGTTGGTCTGCCTGCAAGTATACGTTTGACGGCAGCGTCTGGACGCTGAACCCTGACTGGGTCGAACCACCCACTACGTGATATAGTCCTGTGTCGCAGTTAGAAAGGAGGTAGCGCTACATGTTTGGTTTTACTTCCTTCGCTGTAGCACCGTTTGCGGCGCTGTCGGGCTTCACCCTGCAGCCGGCGCTGTTCACGAACACGAACACGTTCTACAGCCCAACAGTCGCGCCCGGAGCGGTGACACTCGCCCCGGCACTGTTCACGAACACGAACACGTTCTACAGCCCGACGGTTGCGCCCGGAACGGTAACACTTACCCCCGCGCTGTTCACGAACACGAACACGTTCTACAGCCCGACAGTCGCGGGCGGCGTAGTCACACTGCTGCCGGCGCTGTTCGTCAACACGAACACGTTCTACAGCGCCACGGTGACGCCCGGAGCGGTGACACTGTTGCCTGCGCTGTTCGTCAACACGAACACGTTCTACAGCGCCACGGTGACGCCCGGAGCGGTGACACTGTTGCCTGCGCTGTTCACGAACACGAACACGTTCTACAGCGCCACGGTGACGCCCGGCGCGATCACACTGCTGCCGGCGCTGTTCACGAACACGAACACGTTCTACAGCCCGACAGTCGCCTCCGCGTACACGATCGCCCCCGCGCTGTTCGTCAACACGAACACGTTCTACACGGCGGCCCTAAGCTATGATCAATTCATAGAACCGGCCCTGTTCGTTAACACGAACACGTTCTACAACACGTTTGCCTACCTGTACCCGTTCCACCCGAACGACGTGCGCCCCGGAGGCAGTAGCGTCGTCCCGGGTCCGCGCGGGCCTATGCCGCCAGCGCCGAACGCGGCGCGTGGTGCCATGCCCCTATCTACTTCCGCGCGACAACCTATGC